TCCAAAAATCGCGCACCGCGGCCACCGGCCTGCCTAGCGGGGGCAAGGGCCATGTTTCTGACAAATAGTTATATAAAAAACGATATGGATTGTTTCACGTGAAACATTGCCTATTTTTTAGGCACCTCCTGCCCAAATATTGAGCTTAGATTGCCTATTTTTTAGGCAAAAACGGAAAACTTGTTAACTGAGCAAAAAACAGGCATAAATATTTTATAAATTTTTTGTTCAGGGGCCCCCTATGGATGTTTCCGATCAGGAGTTAAAGCTTCGCCTGCGACTCGCGCAAATCGAGAAGAATGAAGCTTGCCAAGAGGACTTCCTAACTTTTGTAAAATCTATGTGGCCCGAGTTTATTGCTGGTCGTCACCACAAGATTATTGCAGAAAAGCTGGAAAGAGTTGCAAAAGGCGAACTAAAACGCTTGATTATCAACATGGCCCCGCGCCATACGAAGTCAGAGTTCGCATCCTTCTTGTTTCCTGCGTGGATGATGGGCAAGAACCCACGGATGAAGATCATTCAGGCAACGCACACCACGGAGCTTGCCGTTAACTTTGGTCGTAAAACCAAAAACCTTTTGGACGACGACCGCTATAAAGAGGTATTTCCTGATGTTAAACTGGCTGCGGATAGTAAGGCGTCTGGACGTTGGGATACCTCTAGCGGAGGCATGTACTATGCTGTTGGCGTTGGCAGTAATCTTGCTGGCCGTGGTGGGGATCTTGTAATCATTGATGATCCGCACTCGGAGCAGACGGCGATGTCCGCCAACGGCTTTGACGACGCTTGGGACTGGTACACAGGGGGCCCCCGGCAGAGGCTCCAGCCGGGTGGGTCGATTGTTTTGGTCCAGACCCGGTGGTCAGAAAAGGATATGACGGGCCAGCTTTTAAGAGCGATGGCTAAAGACCCCCTAGCGGATCAGTGGGAAGTTGTAGAGTTACCGGCTATTTTTGATGACGGGACCCCGTGTTGGCCGGAGTTCTGGTCTCTTGAAGATCTGACCGCGGTCCGCGCATCTATTCCCCCGAGCAAGTGGAACGCGCAGTATCAGCAGAACCCGACGGGTGAAGAGAATGCGATTATTCCGCGTGAGTGGTGGAAAAAGTGGGAAAAGGACAGCATACCAAGTCTTGAATACGTCATTCAGAGCTATGACACAGCGTTTAGTAAGCGGGAGACGGCGGACTACAGCGCGATAACAACGTGGGGCGTATTTCGTCCAGAAGAGGCTGGGGGTCCCCCCGGAATAATATTATTAGATAGTAAAAAGGACCGGTGGGACTTTCCGGAGCTAAAAAAGGAGGCTTTGGAGCAGTATCATTATTGGGAACCTGATACTGTAATTGTAGAAGCCAAGGCGTCTGGGCTACCTTTGACGCAGGAATTAAGAAACATGGGTATACCCGTTGTTAACTTTACGCCGAGCAAGGGAAATGATAAGCTAACGAGAGTTCACTCTGTATCGCCTCTTTTTGAGTCTGGTATGGTTTGGGCCCCCGACACCGTCTTCGCTGATGAGATGATAGAGGAGGTGGCGGCATTTCCAAACGGGGAGCACGACGATTTGGTTGACAGCATGACACAGGCATTGATGCGTTACCGTCAGGGTAATTTTGTCCAACTGCCCAGTGACGATTGGGATGACGAGGACGCACAGGTTCAGATAAGGGCATATTATTGATGGGTAATTCTGTAGTAGATTTAGGGGCTGCGGGCAGTTCAACTTATTTAGACATGGGTGACATGTCTTTGAACGACGCGATGGGTTTAACCCGTGATAATCCGGCATACATGCAGGAGAGCGGGTTTTCTGGACCGGCATACGCGGAGGATCAAACGCGGCCTGCGGATCTTACGGGTCCTTTTTTAGAGGAGTATGCGCCTGTTGACGGTGCGTATCAGCGCCTCGATTACTATGACATGTACCAAGATTTCCCGGAGGGTCGTTCTGGCAGTGACTTTGGACCGTCGGCCCCGGAGATTGCGATGCGGGAGGGTGGCATCGTTGGTGGTTTAGAAAACCTTGGCAGAATGTCTACGGCAATGATTGAGAGTTTAGATAGGGTTGTATATGGCGATGGTTCTGGCGGCAAGGGCCGACCAACGGCACCTGCTAATATACCGATGCAGCATGTTGGCGGGATTCTCGGTGGTGGCACGGCGTTCCCCGTTCCACAAAACGCCCTTGGCGGTGGCCTGTTACCTCCTCCTATTCAACCGGAGGGTATGCAGGATCAGAACATTCATGCTGGGCTGTCAGCCCAATACGGTCCGTTACCTCCGGGGCGGTATGCGTCAAACATACAAAAAGAAATGTCTCCAGACTCTCGGTATTTCAATGTTCCAGATAGAAGTCAGATGCAGCCGCTTGTAGGATTTAACGAAAATAATCCATATCAGATGCAGCCGCTTGGAAGTTCTGACGCGAATAAGCAAAATCTAATGCTGTCGCAAGGTTTATTAGGGATTCCGGACGCAACACCGTTGGGGCAAGGGACGAACCTGCGTTCTATTTTTGCAAGCCGACCATCTCTTTTTAATCAGGGCGGCGAAGTCCCTGTAGGGGGCATTATGTCCGTGGACCTTAGTAAGGGGGCGGACACAACGGGCCCTGACACAATGCAGCCTATTCCGCAATATCCGGGCATAGAGGGTTTTGACATATATAAGGATTTAGCTCCGGAGCAGTTTAAACGTCGCCCTATAGACAAGCAGATGTTTGATAAGAAGCGCGGCTTTCAGTTTGGTCAGATGGTTGAGTTGCGTAACGAGGCCGTTGGCGGCAAGTTGTTGAAGCAGGCGGGCATACAAGCCCCTGTTAAACAGGTATTAGCTAACCTTGATCCGAAAGTAATGGAGCAGGTGTCCACTATTTTGGGGCGGGAAGTTGGCTGACGAAAAAGTATACACGGGGATTCCGCCGTCAGAACGTCAATATTCGGGTGTCCCAATCCTTGGCGGATTAGAGGCGGCGTATAGTTATCTTGCCCCAGTAGAGTACCCTGTTATTGAAGATCCGCGGACCGTGTACACCGAAGATATGGGTCGGCGCTACACTTCGACAACACCGGGCGTGTATGGCGAACCGCGGCCCGCGGTCCCCGCATCTATTCAAGGCGGGATAGATTTTTTTAAACAGCTTATAGATCAGCCGGGGGAAACCGCGTCAGCGGTAGCGGAGGGTATTGCGGGCATTCCTAAAGAGCAGATGCTAGGCGCACAGGCTTTGATGGAAGGTGCGGACTACGCGTATGATCCGGAGACTAATGAAGAGTATCGGTTTGATCCGTTTCTAGCTGCTGCGCCAGTAGCTGGTGGGACGGCGATAAGTATTGCGCGTACTGCGGGCGATACCGGAGAAGTGCTTGGTATTATGGCCGGTAGGAAATCTTTAAGTGGTGCGGACAAAGAGCAGGTTGCAAAATCTTTGCGAGCTATGGGCAAGTCCCCGGACGAGATTTTTAGAGCAACACAAGCTTTTTTTGACAGTGATGTTTTAGGTAGTGACACTGCCGCTTTTCGGTTTGAAATACCCACAGCTAACTCTAAGTTTAAAGAAGACGGTCCGGTTGAGATGTTGGATGTGGACTATGGCAGGGGCTATGCTTTTGGTCTTGGCGACGAATACAGAAAAGTAACCTTTGACGAGGAAGGTAATCTTTTAGAATTAAACAGGGGTAGAATACCCACGGTAGGTGAAATATTTAATTTCCCCGAGTTATATGAGCAGTACCCTGAAATTAAAGACGTTTTAGTCGTAAACCTTGCGGCACCAAAAGGAGAGCCGGTCTGGAATGCTCCGCGGGCTATGTATGCTAGTGGCGTGGAAAGCCCGTACAGAAAGCCGACCATTGGCCTGAGAGACTCTCAGTCTCAGTCGGAGCTTCAATCAAGCTTGTTACATGAGCTTCAGCATTGGGTTCAGACAAAAGAAAGTTTTCCGGAAGGGGCTTCCGGGTCTCGTATTATGGCCTTAATAGAAGAAAAAATGGGTTCTAAAATGGACCCCGATTTTTTAAAAAGCGTGGCATATGCCGCCTATGAAAGTGTGTACGGGGAGGCTGAAGCCCGTAACGTGCAACGCCGTTTTTTGGATTTTAGGAAAGCCAAATTAAATCCTGTTGAAACTAGACGGGCTGATGCCCCTGATGATGACATAACTATGTCGGAAGACGCTGCCGCAGAAGCAGCGGCGGATATGGTAAGGGAAAGCCTAGAATACGGTGATTATTCGTATGAAGAAGTTTTCCCGGATGCTTTTAAGGCAAAAGGCGGCGTAATAACTTTGGCCGACGTAGCGCGGAACATGAACCGCGGCCCGCGGGGCGTAGCCGCTCTTGCACCAATAGCTAGGAATATGAACCGGCCTATGGTAAGTTAGGCCTAGAGGAGACTGTAAATGGCACGTAAACCAATTGGCGGTTTGATGGACAACAATGTTCCGTCGCAGCTTGATCCGGAGGACTTGGCTGCCGAAGTGGAGCTAGAGGTTCCGGGCAGCATGGACAACGTCGTGTCTTTTGAGGGCATGGCGGAAGGCATGGACATTGAGATTTCTCCGGAGGAGGATGGTGGTGTAACCATTGATTTTGATCCGGAAGATCAGCGCGGCATGAGTGGCGATTTTTATATCAACTTAGCAGAGGAAATGCCGGATCGTGAATTAGATCGCATTGCCAGTGAGTTGTTGGGTGAGTTTGACGCCAATAAGGCGGGAAGGCAGGATTGGGAAGATGCTTATGCAAACGGTCTTGAACTCCTTGGGTTCAACTACGAAGAGAGGACCCAGCCTTTTAGAGGGGCTTCTGGGGTTACGCACCCGTTGCTTGCCGAGGCGGCTACGCAGTTTCAGGCGCAGGCTTTCAATGAGTTGTTGCCGTCATCAGGCCCCGTGCGAACTGCTGTTATGGGAAGCGAAACAAGAGAAAAGCAGCAGCAAGCCCAGCGCGTAAGGCACTTTATGAATTTCTACGTCACGAACGTGATGGAAGATTACACACCTGACATGGATCAGATGTTGTTCTATTTACCGTTGGCGGGTAGTACGTTTAAGAAGGTTTATTATGACGAGACTTTGGGTCGTGCGGTAAGCAAGTTTATTCCTGCGGAGCATCTTGTCGTACCGTATGAGACCTCTGATTTAGACACCTGTCCTAATATTACGCAGTCTATTCGCATGTCTCTTAATGATTTGCGGAAAAAACAAGTTGCCGGGTTTTATTTGGACATTCCGGTTATTCCGGCGCAGGCCGAGATGGACTCTGTGTCGAACGAGCTTGACCGGATTGACGGCACGTCTTCCACTCAAATTGATTATGACTGCACTGTTTTGGAGTGCCACGCTGATCTGGACCTTGAGGGTTATGAGGACCTTGATGAAGACGGGGAGCCTACCGGTATTAAAATACCATATGTTGTCACAATTAGTCAGGACAACGGCCAAGTTTTGGCTATTCGGCGCAATTACCGTGAAGAGGATGAGTTAAAGCGCAAGATACAATATTTTGTGCATTATAAGTTTTTACCGGGCTTTGGTTTCTACGGCTTGGGTCTTATTCACACCATTGGTGGTTTGTCACGAACCGCCACGGCGGCACTGCGACAGTTGATCGACGCGGGTACATTGTCCAATCTCCCAGCGGGTTTCAAGGCCCGCGGACTACGTATTCGGGACGACGATGATCCGTTGCAGCCCGGTGAGTTCCGAGATGTGGACGCACCCGGAGGGGCTATCCGTGACAGCCTGATGCCGTTGCCATTTAAGGGTCCTGACCAGACGTTGTTTAATTTGCTAGGTTTTGTTGTTCAGGCGGGTCAGCGGTTTGCCACGATTACGGACATGAAGGTCGGGGACGGTAACCAGCAGGCGGCAGTAGGTACAACTATTGCGATGCTGGAGCAGGGTTCGCGGGTAATGAGTGCTGTGCATAAACGTATGCACTATGCCATGAAGCAAGAGTTCAAGATTTTGGCTCGTGTAATGAGCGAGAGTTTGCCGCAGGAGTATCCGTACTCTGTAGAAGGCGCGGACGCTACGGTAATGAAATCTGACTTTGATGATCGGATTGACGTAATCCCTGTTTCTGACCCCAACGTATTTAGTCAGGCTCAACGGATTGCTTTAGCTCAGACTAAAATGCAATTGGCTAGTGCGGCTCCTGAAATGCACAATATGTATGAGGTGTATCGGGACATGTACGATGCGCTTGGTGTGCGGGACGTAGACCGTATTATGCGGCGCATTCCTGACGATGAGCCGACCCCGAAGGATCCGGCGCAGGAGAATATTGACGTAATGGACATGGTTCCGTTACACGCCTTCGAGGGTCAGGAGCATCAGTCTCACATTATGGCTCACATGGTCTTTGGTTCTACGCCTATGGTTTCGGGTATGCCTGCGATGGCGATGTCTTTGCAGAAGCATATTATGGAGCATGTTAGGATTGCGGCTCGGGAGCAGGCAGCGGTTCAGTTTATTCAGAGCAGGCAGGCCGCGGGCGGCGCAGCGGCTACTGAGGAAGAGATGTTGCAGATTGAGGGCTTAACGGCGCAGTTTGTTGCAGAGGGTATGCAGCAGCTTAAAGAGCTTTCTGGTCAGATTTCTGGTCAGGGCCCTGATCCGTTGGTACAGCTTAAAGAGCAGGAGCTTCAGATCAAGGCGCAGGCCGAGCAGTCTGATGCACAAGTGGATCAGGCCAAGTTGCAGCTTGACGCTCAGAACCAGCAGTTGCGGGCCGACCAGTTCCAGCAGCGGTTGGCGGCGCAAGAGCGGCAGACACAGGCACGTATCCAGTCTGCTATGGAGCGTGAATTATTAAAGCTTGGCAGAGGAGGCCAGTAAAATGAAAAGCGTAGTAAAGATTGTAACGAATAAGCCGGGTGCGGCGCAAAAAGCCACAGAATATGCTCAGATTGATAAGCAGGGACGTATTCCTTATGGCAAGACAGCGGACGTAAAAGTTCCCATGAGCATGAGCCGTGCAACGGCTCGTGGCATGGGCGCAGCCATCAAAGGGGGCGGCTACAACAGTTGTAGTTAAGTAACACTGTTTTAGCTTGGGGGCGAAATGATAGCAGAAACGCTGGCTGGTATTGCACTTGTGCAACAAAGCGTAAAATTCATAAAAGAAAATATTAGCACTGTTCAGGACATAGGGCAGATTGCAAATCAGATAGATGATTTATTCACTGGTGAAAAGCAAGTTCAACAAGCCAGAGCTAAAAAATCAGGTGGTGGTTTAGGCGATCAGTTTGGTGTTGATACTGTAGCCAAAGAAATAATTAACGCACGTCTAGCTGCCGAACACCTCGCCGAGGTGGCACAAATGGTGGACATGCGTTTTGGTCATGGAACGTGGGCTGGCATTATAGCCGAGAGAGCAAAACGCATCCAAGAAGCTAGAGAGGCAGCTGCCGCAGCTAATCGTAAAAAAATACAAGAGGCCAAAGAGTTTGAAGAAACGATGAAACAATTTGTGCTTGCTGGCACAATCATTGTCATAGCTGTAGGTTTGTTTATTTTTTTAATGGTTAGCGTAGCAAAGGCGTTTATCATATGACAAAAAAGTTTCAGAAAGACACAGCATATTCTCAGTATGACCTTGATGGTGATGGAATAATCACTGATGAGGAACTGGCTCACGCCAAAGAGATAAAGCAAGAGGAAGCAGAACTTCGCAAGCTGCTTGCACAACGGCGCATGGCTACGGCTACACTGATAGCAATGGGCGGCTTCACGGTGGCTATGTTCTTTGTGAATATTGATCGAGTCAATGCTTTAGGTGATATCAGCAATTTATTTTATTTGTCTGGTGCTGGCATTGTTGGTGCTTACATGGGTACGTCTGTATGGATGAGTAAAAAGTGATAGATTGATATGTTTCAAGCCCTTGTCCTTGCATGTATGATTTTGCAGCCAACTAAATGTTGGCAGCTAGAGGACCAGCTTGGGCCGTATAAAACGTATGAGAAATGCGAGGTTAGGGCGTTAGAAATGGGAAAAGCGGTTCATATCCACATGGCGGGTTATCGGCCTGTATCTTGGAAATGTCAGGCGTTGCCAAAGGGGAGGTTAAGCACATGACAGATGAAGGCAATGGGCTGTCTAAAGTATTAGGGATAGAGTAGGAGCTAAAAACATGATTAGCCTATTAGGTAGTATATTAGGTTTCGGGACATCTTTTCTTCCAGAGGTTTTAAACTTTTTTAAAGCGGGGCAAGAGCATAAGCAAAAACTGGAAACCATGAAAATGGAAGCCGAGCTTATGGAAAAAAGGTCTGCGCTAAAGTTACAAGAACTAGACAAACAGGCGGACATAGCGGAAACAAAAGGGATTTACGAGCATGACCGATCCATTGATGCAGGAGGCTTTGTTAATGGCTTGCGCGGTTCTGTACGCCCTGTCATAACGTATGCTTTCTTTTTGATGTTTGTAGCTACCGAAGTGGTAATTATTGTCAAAGTGTTAGAAACCGGTGGAGACTGGAAAGACGCAGTAGGGTTAATGTGGACCCCGGAGTCACAAGGCTTGTTTGCTGCAATTATGTCGTTTTGGTTCGGTAACCGCGCTGTAAGCAAGTATATGAAGGGTAAGTAATGGAAGCCAACTTTTTTAAAAGCCTTGAGATGGTACTGCATCACGAGGGCGGTTTTGTTTCTCACCCGGAAGATCCCGGCGGAGCAACTAACAAGGGTATTACGCATAAAACCTACGCGGATTTTTTAGGCCGCCCGTTAGAAGACGTTAGTGAGCTAAAAAACATCCCGGATGAGCATGTTCAGCTTATTTACAAGAGCGGGTACTGGGACAAAGTAAAAGCCGACGAGCTACCGGGCGGCGTGGATTTCTGCGTGTTTGATTGGGCCGTGAACAGCGGGCCGAGCAGGGCGGCCAAAGCACTGCAAAAGGCGGTGATGGTATCGCAGGACGGAGCTATCGGTCCGAAGACGTTAGCTGCGGTAAGTGAGATGACGCCGACAGAAATTATAGAAAGTATTACAAAGCAGAGAATAGAGTTTTACAAAGGGTTAAGCACCTTTGATACTTTTGGCCGCGGATGGCTGCGTAGAACAAAAGAAACTCGTGACTTTTCATTAGCTATGGTATAAAAAGATATCAGACTTAATGCGGAGATATACGAGTGGATGAAATATATATAGCTGAAGCTGTTTTTCGGATTATCCGAGAGCGGCGGCAGGGTGTTCAAGACTTAGTTATTTACGACAACGTCTCGAACATGGAGCAGTATCGTGAGCTCATGGGGAACTTAAAAGCCCTAGATCACGTGGAACAGGAACTCAAGGGCCTGCTAGATAAACAGGAGCGTAGCAATGACTAAAGCGCAAGAAATCAATCTTGACGGTGTAGCGGAGGGTGTCGCAAACCTCGCCTCGGCTTATGAGGATGTCACCGACAAGGTTTTGAACCCCGAGTCCATTGGTGGTTCACTCTTAGAACGGATGCCAGAACCGACAGGCTGGCGTCTGCTTATTTTGCCATATCGAGGAAAGGGTAAGACCGACGGCGGTATTTATCTTCCTGATGCAGTTGTGCAAGAGCAGACAGTATCCACACAGGTTGGCTACGTCCTAAAGGTAGGGTCGTTGGCTTACAAGGACGCCGAAAAATTTCCGGTGGGTCCGTGGTGTGAACAAGGTGACTGGGTAATGTTTGCCCGGTATGCCGGGTCTCGTTTTAAAATTGATGGCGGGGAAGTTCGTATCTTAAACGATGACGAAATTTTGGCTCGCATTAAAGAACCTGAAGATATTTTGCATTTCTAGGAGTGAACTATGGAAGATCAAAAAGAAAATCAAATTGAGTTGGATTTGGACGATTCGCAAGAAACTGAGGTAGAGGTTTCTGGCGGAGAAGACGACTCGTCGCAGTCTGCGTCTGAAACCGATAATTTTGACAAAGCGGACAATGCCACGCAAAAGCGTATTGATCGTTTGACAAAGAAAATGCGTGAGGCCGAGCGCCAGCGCGAAGAAGCTATTAAGTTTGCTCAAGGCGTACAAAGCGAAGCTTCTCAACTAAAGCAGCGCATGGATGCTTTGGACTCAAATTACGTTAATGAGTACAGCAACAGGGTGGAAATCCAAACAACTTCGGCCGAAACCGATTTGGCCCGTGCGATTGAAATAGGCGACACCGCAGGGGTCGTAGAGGCGCAAAGAAGGATAACTCGTCTTGCTATAGAGCAGGATCGGGCTAATCAGGCCAAAATACAGCAGGCTCGCTATGCTCAGCAGGCTCAAGCTCAAGAGCAGGCGCGTTTGCGACAGCCTATGCCTCAACAACAGCCCCGTCGCCCAGATCCAAAGGCTGAGAGTTGGGCTCAAAGAAATAGCTGGTTTGGCGACGATGAGGCAATGACGTATGCTGCTTTTGGCGTACATAAAAAGTTAGTTGAAGACGAAGGGTTTGACCCGCAGTCCGATGACTACTATAATGAATTGGATCAGCGTATGCGGGCAGAGTTTCCGCATAAGCTAAACGGTGGTAGCAAACGGCCCGCTCAGACGGTTGCTTCCGTATCCCGCAATACATCTGGGCGCAGTAGTGGGAAAAAGGTTAGACTCACCCCTAGCCAAGTCGCAATAGCGAAGAAATTGGGTGTGCCGCTTGAAGAATACGCGAAATACGTGAAGGAGTAGTTAGCATGTCTGAAGAACAAAACGAAATGTTTGAAGGTTCTGTAAAACGATCTTCTCGCGCAACACAAACTAGGGAGAAGACGGCAAGGCGTAAGCCGTGGGCTCCCCCGTCTATGTTAGATGCACCGCCTGCACCGGATGGGTTCAAGCATCGTTGGATCCGGGCTGAAACCCGTGGTTTTGACGATACGAAGAACGTCAGCGCTAAAATGCGCGAAGGTTGGGAACTGGTTCGTAAGGACGAGTACCCAGACTTTGAGGCCCCGGTAGTCGAATCAGGGAAATACGAAGGTGTGTTTGGAGTAGGTGGACTTGTTCTTGCTCGTATCCCGGTTGAAACCATTGCCGAGCGGACAGCGTACTTTGCACAACGCAGCGCTGACCAGATGGAAGCGGTTGACCATGATATGATGCGTGAGAACGCACATTCAACCATGACGATTAACAAACCTGATCGTCAATCTCGTGTAACCTTTGGCGGCCCACAGAAATAGTTTTAGGGTCGCCCTGATTAGGAGAAAACTCAAATGGCAAATCAAAATACTGCCTACGGTCTTCGTCCAATCGGGCTAGTTGGAAGTGGTGCTAATTCTACCGGTGTAACCGAGTACGAAATTGCTTCCAACAACACCAATGCCATTTTTCAATACGCTATTGTCACCCCTACGGCGGCTGGCGTTATTGATTATGCTGGCGCGACAAGCGGCGGCACAACACCGGCACTGGGAGTCCTGATGGGCGTTCAATACCACGACTCAGTCCAGAAGAAGCCTGTATGGCTCAACTACTGGCCGGGTTCCGGTTCTGTCAGCGTAGACACAAACTACCCTGTTAAGGCGTTTGTAGCTGACAATCCAAACCAACTGTTCAAAGTCGCGTCTGACGCATCATTGACTGACCGTGCAACTGCACTGGCAGGCGTGTTTGCAAACGCTTCTCTGGGCACTTCAGCACGTACCGGCAGCACCAACACAGGTTCTGCAAACGGTGCACTTAGCGTGTCTTCAATTGCGGTAACGGCTACTCTGCCACTGCGTATCGTTGGCATCATGGATGATGCAGCAAACAACGACTTCACAGCAGCAGGTATTCCGTTGATCGTTC